CGGAGGCCTCTGCCTCACCGTCGGCGTTGTCGCCGGTATCCTTATCGCAGCCAACAACAAGGACGCCGCTGATAAGGCCAAGTCTTTGGCTACAAAGGCGCGAGACGCCGCCAAAGAGCAGCTCAAGCACTAGCCATGTCATGCGCGGAGCATGGCTGTTTGCCGTGCTCTGCGTTGCCGGATGCGTTACGTCCACGCCAATGCCCGCTGGCGGCCATATTGAGCTACCGGGCGGACTAATAGAGCAGCCTGACAATGCAATTAGTCCAGCAACGGTCAGGATTGTGTATCCATTTAACCCGAAGGCTGGCTCTGCGTGGACGCAAGCAGTTGCTGCGATCAAAGCACAAGCGGCATCCGGCGGCCAAGCAGATGCCCATGAAGAGCTGCATCTTGACCCTGTGAGGACAGGCCCATCCTCCGCTCCCAATTACGCGCTGCTGGAGATATCCACGGGCACGCCAAGCGTGACGGACACGACTGCGATTGAGACAGCCAAAGTCAAAGCGGAAAGCCGCAAGCCGCTCATGTGGACCGGCATAGGCTGTATCATCGCAGGCTTGCTTGTCGCAACACTGCTTAAGTACCCAACACCCGGAGGGCTGCTGGCCCTGTGCGGCGGAGCCTTGATCGGGATGCACTCATATCCGTGGTTGGGCATCGTAGCCTGCGGCCTAGGTGCGGCGGCGGCGGCCCTTTACATCGGCCATGAGATCGGGGAACGCAAGAGCACAACAACTTCTTCCACCTCTACGTCAGCAACTTCTGTTTAATCTCCCATGACCGAAGCCGTCCCAGCATCAGCACTCAAAGACTTTCTTGCCGTGACCTTCTACCTATTGGGGGGCCTTGGTTCAGCCGCCGGGCTAGCACTCGCAATCAGGAGTCTATTACGCAAACCATCACCATTTCCTCAGCCGATGCTCGTCGAACTCGCCAAGGAGTTCACGCCGCTAGACCGCACCGAACGCTTTGAAATAGAGGTCAGAGGCGGATTCCGCGACGTGAATGATAAACTCGTCAAGGCCGATGCAGAGCGACGTCAAAGCGTATCCAGATGCTACCAGAACACCGAGAGACTTGTGGGGGACATGCGCGATGAAATCCGGGCCACCCAGCAGGATCTGGGCAAGCAACTGCGGGAGACCAACGACGGATTAAACGGACGCATCAATGACATACTCGGGGCCGTGAGGCATTTGTCGGGTGCTTTTGAGCAGAGCCAGAAAGGACACAACCGTGATTAGCGAACGCGAAAGCCTCATACAGCAGAAAATCCTTCAAGCACTGGCCGAATGCGGGGACTACCTGCTTCTCGACGCCCACCTCGTGGACGCGGTTTCGCTCAAGGTGCCGCAAATGCGCAAGGGCGAGTTCGACGACGCACTGCGCTACCTAGATTCGCACGGCCGTGTGCGCTCAATCCGTAGCGAGCGCGGTGAAAAGTGGGGCATCACCGATGCGGGCCGCATGGCTCTTCAGAACAACGAATAGACCATATGGACGGACGCAAACCCAGAGCAGACGCCAAACTGCGTAACCTGCCGCCCGATCAGCGCACGACGCTGACCGACTGGCTGGTCGACGACGGACTGTCGTATGCGGAAGCCAAGACCCGCTTGGCCAAAGAGTTGGGCATTAAGACCTCCATCGGTGCTATTGCGGACTTTTGGGCCAAAGAGTGCTGGGAGCTACGCTTTCGCAAAGCCCGCACAGTGGCCGATCAGATAAAGGCCGTCGTCGCAGAGCAGGATCCGGGCTTGGACGAGGCCGCGCTCGCGGCTCTTTCGCAACGCGTGTTTGACATGTCAATCGCTAAGGACGGCAGCCCCAAGGATATTCTACTGCTCGCCAGTGTCATAGGGGATGCGCGCAAGCTCCAGATCGAACAGGCGAAGGTAGATCTTGCCCGCGAGAAAAACGCGCAGGCAGGTGAGCGAATTGCACTAGAGACCCGCAAGGTGGAACTCATGCAGGTCAAGGCTGCCAAGGAAGTGCTGGCCCGCGCGAGCGAACTGACAGCGATTGCATCTGACGCCGGGCTTTCTAGCCAAGAGAAAGTTGACGCCGCCCGTCGCATCCTCTTTGGCGACGCGCACGTGGACGGCGAGAAGGAGGCAGCATGAAGAGCTGGCTCTCCAACTGGCCGATACGCGTACGACGCATTCTGCGTGGTCCTGGACTCGCAACACTTCTTCTATGCGCAAGCTTCATTTTCGCAGCGCAGACTATCGCCTCCAACGAGGCGCTGATTAAGTTCCGCACCTACCAAGAAGCCGTGGCCCGCGACCACGAGACCAAGACGATGGTCATCTGCTGGTCCCGCCAGATCGGCAAGAGCTTCACTCTGGCATCTTGGGCCGTGGACCGCCTGCTGCTCTATCCGGGCAGACTCGTGACCGTCCTTTCCAATTCCAAGGACAACGGCGCCGAGTTCGCCATCAAAGCCCGTGAGGTCTGCGAGAAGCTTCAAAAGGCCGTCGAAGCCGTTGAATTTGAGGACAAGACGCCGGACGATCCTAGTCTTTCAGCCGAAGAAGTGTTCCAGGCGATGCACTTTGAGGTGAAGGTCAAAGTGCAAGGCAAATGGGGCCGCATCAAGGTGATCGCAGCGTCGCCGCGCACCGCTCGTGGCTTCTCCGGCGACCTCATCCTCGACGAGTTCGCCTTCCACGAGGATTCGCGGGCCATCTGGGAAGCCGCCGAGCCGATCATTTCTGCCAATCCTGACTTTCTGTGCCGCATAAGCTCCACGCTGAACGGCACGCGGAACATGTTCTACCAGCTCCTAAAGGATGGGCGCTATGCAACGAACATAATGCCGCGCAGCAGAGCCTACTCAATGGGCCTCAAGATTTATTCGGCCATCACCGGCAAGCAGATCACGCCGAACGAAGCCCGCGCCGAAGCTCTAGACAAGCGTGCCTACGATCAAAACTACGAGTGCATCGCAGCGGACGAGTCGATGACGCTCCTGACCCACGATCTGATCAACGGGGCTGCCCGCGACGGCATCCCGCTCTGTAATCAAGCGTGGAGCGGCGAGGCTCTGATACGCATGGCGTTCACGAGCGACCTTTACTTCGGATGGGACTTCGCGCGCAGCGGAGACCTTTCGGTCATCTGGGCGCTCGGAAAGGAAGGTTCGACACTGCGAACCGTGGCCATCCTGCGGATGAAAGGACTGCGGACACCCGCCCAGAACGCCCAGTTGGACCTCCTCTGTGCACAGCGCACCTTCCGCAAGGGCGCGATCGACTTCACTGGCCCCGGCGTTGGCGCGACCGACTACGCACAGGATAAATGGGGAACCTACCGCATCGAGGCCGTCAATTTTTCCAGTTCCGTGCCCATTAGCCGCCGAATGGCTGCCGACGGGCGCAAGGCCCCAACGGCCCCAGTCCCGGAAGTCATGGCCGCGAACCTCCTCGAAGCCTTCGAGGATCATCGCATAGAGATCCCCTCCGAGCCCGAGATCCGTGACGATCTGCGAAAGCCCGAAAAGCTCACGACGCCGTCCGGCCGCGTCTCGATTGCGGCTGAGCGCACCGAGGCGGGTCACGCCGACCATTTCTGGGGGCTCGCGCTGGCGATCCGCTCCGCCTCAACCGATGGCGGCCCGGCGGTGGCCGAAACAGTCAAGCGTGATCGCGGCTATGACCGCGACGATCGCTTCGGGCGGCCACACATCTCCCCTCAACCAGGACTCCTCGTCTAAATGAACAAACCTCTTCCAGTCAAACAGGAGTCGAGCCTTGGCGTCGAGCGTATCGCCCAGCAGATCCAAAGCCGCTTCAACCCGATTCGCAATCTGGATCCCGCGCGACTGTCCCAGCTGCTGGACAATTTCCAGCGTGGAGATTTGTCCGAGATCGCCCACCTTTGGGACGCCATCGAACGCCGCGATTTCCAGTGCCAGGCGGTGATCCCCAAACGCAAGCGCGCGACTGCACTCCTCAATTACGAGATTCTTGTGGAGGACGACTCTCCGGAAGCGGCCGCGCAGAAGGAAGCGCTGGAATACTTCTACGACAATATCGACGCGACCGACGCTCTTGATCAGGACCAGCACGGCGGATTCACGCTTCTTGTCGAACAGATGATGGACGCCGTCGGGAAGAAATACGCCGTTCACGAGATCCTCTGGCAGCCGCAGCGTGTCGATAATCAGGATCGACTGACAGCGCAGCTAGTCAGGACGCCGCTCTGGTTCTTCGAACATCGCACGGGGAGACTGCGATTCCTGAAGTCCGACTATGATTTTGACGGAGTGTCATTGGAAGAAGGGGGCTGGCTGGTGACGGTTTCGAGCTCGCCGCTTATGGAAGCTACGTCCGTTGCTTACGTCTACAAGAATCTAAGCCTCAAGGACTGGCTTATCTTTTCTGAGCGATTCGGAATGCCGCTCCCCCACGGGAAAACGAGCGCCGAGCAGGGCACAAAGCAATGGACTGATTTTGTCGATGCGATCCGGAACATCAATATCGACTGGTCACTGGTATCAGGGGAGCAGACAAGCATTCAGTTCCACGACATGAGCGCTTCCGGCGACCGGCCGCAGAAGCCCCTCGTTGAATACATGGATAGAGGGATCGCCATCCTTTGGCGCGGCGGCGACCTATCGACCATTTCGGCGGATACGACCGGAGCCACCCAGCAGACCGAGGAGCGGGAGAATATCGAGGCGGCCGACGCGCTGATGATTAACGAGACCCTCTGGAACGGGATCGACAAGCTGGTCCGTCGTGCGCTCTTTGGTCCCGATGCTCCGGCACTGGCTTACGTCGCGATTCAGCCGAAGCTTCGCACCGATTCCGAACGCGAGATGAAGATTTGGGACTTCGGAGTCCAACATGGGGTGCCACTTTCGAAGGCGGACTTCCGCAAGCGCTTCGGGCTTCCTTCGCCGAAGCTCGATGACAACGGCAACCCGGATCCCGACGATCCGATTCTCGAAAAGACGGCTGCCGCCGCACCATTCGGAGCACAGGGCTTCGGTTCGTCCAACGAGCGCCGTGCCGCCTTGGACCTCCTTGATGCGGCGACTCTGGCCGAGATGGACGATCTCCGAAGCGCCGTCGCCAGCAACTCAAAGCCTCCGTCCGGGAACCGCATCGCGAAGGCACTCGAGCTGCTCCTTTCACTTCCACCTAGGACCGAGAAATGATGCTCTTCTTCTATAGCCCATTAAACGGGCGTTCCCTTCAAAAAACCGCCATTTGGGCCAACTGTCGCGTACGGGTAGGAAAACCGTTTTGCAACGCATTGCAGGCGTTTTGCAACGCTATCCAGCGTCCGATCATATTCACCAACGAAGCCCGCGCGGAAATCTTCCTCGCCGGAGTCTTGGAAGACGCTGAAGTAGCCTCGAACGAGGCGACCGGATGGTACCGCCTAGCAAGCTACCGCGACTATCCGAACGTGCGAGGGATGCAACGCGTCGACGAGACGGCAGCCAACGCGATGATCCAAGACTTTGCCGGTGCCGTGTCCCGCATCAAGCGGTTCTTCGGCGGCCATGCTCCGGCTGTCTATCGCGGCCATCCCGACGATGGCACTTACGACGAGCACGACGACACGACCGTCTACGGTAACGTCGACGCAATGGAAGCACGCACGGATGGCATCTACGCACACATCACATGGGCTCCTGAATTCGCGAATATCCGAGGCAAGGAAGCGTGGAGGCTATCGCCTCGCTGGGCGATGAAGACCGTATCCAACGGTCTATACCGGCCCGTCCGCCTCGTCTCCATCGGCCTTACGACCGAGCCACAGCTCGTTGACGCTCCTTTTGCAAACTCGAACAAGAACACAACTATGACACTGCTCAAAGCAATACTGGCGAAGCTGGGCTTCGCCCCCGAGCGCATCGCTGCCACCGAGACTGGCGCAGACGGTGCGATCAAACCTGAAGAGGCTGATGCCGCAATCGCCAAACTGGTCGAAGCCAGCAAGAACGAGGCCGACAAGGCCAAGACAGACATCGCCGCGATCAACTCCCGAGTGACCACGCTTGAGGCGGAGAAGGCAGCCGCGCTTGCCACTGCCTCCAATGAACGCAGGGCCCGTGCGATGCTAACTGTCGATGCCGCCGTTGCCAAGGGGGCGATCACCGGCGCCCAGCGCAGCGAATGGGAAGGCAAGCTGACTTCAGCGGCCGATTTCGTACTCGCGGCAAATGAACTCTCCACACAGAAGCCCGCGCTGCACACAGAGTCACAGTTTGGCGACCAAGGTGCACGGCGCACTGATCCTCAAGTCACCGCTTCGAATGAGATGAAGCGCAAGGTCAGCACGCGCATGAAGGAAACGGGCGAGGAATGGGGCACCGCTTGGTCCAACGTTGCAACCACCGAAGAGGGTAAGCGGCTCCTCGAGTCAATGAGCCAGAAGGCATAGCCGCACCAGTTTAGAAAATCACCATCAACTATCGCAAAATCACACCATGAGCAAAGACACCATTCCGGCCGCTACGGCAGCCACTCCCGACCCGCTGAAACTCCTCGAAAGCGTCGACGAGTTCGGATCCACATTCGCCAAGGACATCGCGGCGAAGACCAAGGCAGGTCTCACCCGTGAACAGGCCCTCAACGTCATCAAGGCCCAGATCCGCCACGACGCGGAACTGGCTGCTAAGAAAGCGGGCGGCAAGGCCTAGTCGGTCCAAATCTTCAAAAGTTCACAAGGAAAGCATCACCACCATGATCACGCTCTACATTCTTCTTAGCGTTCTGTTCGTAGCCCTGCTCGGCATCGGCTATCGCTCCCGCCATGCCTTTTGCGACGGAGGCCTCGTCTTCTCGAACAACGCACCGCGTGCGATGGCTACCCACCGCAATCCGGTGACCCGCGCTGTCGACGCTGTTGTTGCCACCCGGTTTCTCCTCGCCAAGTCCGGAGCCACCGCCATGTCGTCCGCCATCTGCGGCGCCTCTGACCGTCCGATCGGAGTTTACGATGACGTGGCTGCCGCCATCGGGGACATCATCACCTTGAGGCTTCTGGGCATCAACGCCGAGACCCTGCTCATGGTTCCATCCGTAAACGTGAGCGCCGGAGACCCGCTCTATACCGCCGCAAACGGCAAAGTGACCAACATCTCCACCACAGGCGCCTACGTTGTAGGTTTCGCCCTGACTGACGGAATCACCGACGGAATCGTCGAAGTTGACCCGCGTCCGTCGGTCGCAGCGGTGAGCTAACCCATCCGCAACCTCAATTCACAACCATTGCAAATCCAATGAAAGACGAAATCTTCATCAATTCTGACCCCGGCATTGGCCGGGTGCCGCTCGATACCATCTGCGCTGCCAACGAGGGCCGCTTCAACTCGACCTTCTATTCCGAACCGCTCACCACGTACGGCGTAGGCGGCTGGGACAAGGACGATCTCCAGCTGCTGCTGGAGTTCCTCGCCCCTTCCTGCGAGGTCTCTCGCTACTTCACCTATAAGCAGGCTGACATCGCGGATGCGTTTCTCACTGACGATGGTGCCGAGGACATTCGCGCCATCGGCGGGGATTTCCAGCGCGTTCAGGATGGGCTCCTCACGGACGTCGTTTCGCGCACCGACAATAAGGGTCTCACGATCTCAATCGATCTCGATGTAGCGGCCAATGATCCGAACTATCGGAACAAGAAGGTCACGGCCCTCACTCGCCGCCTTCTACGCAACGAGATTCGTCGCGCGATCGCGGGGCTCGACGCGGCAGGCATCAGCACCGCAAAGGTCTGGAGCGGCACCGCCGATCCGGACCGCGATGTAAAAGACGAACTCGACACCAGTGCGCTGACGGGAAATCGCGCCAACCGCGTGCTTTATGGCTCGACCGCTTGGAGCCTGCGCGATTCGACATATCGCGCCCAGAACACAGCCGGTTCGAACGCCTCAGCGGGCATGATGGTCGACCGCGTCGGCCAGTATCTCGCCGCCTCTACTCAGACGATGGACGCTCTCTATCGCACCGGCTCCGGCAACCTTGCAGCGTTCCTTTCCAACGCCGTTTTCCTCTACAACGCGGCCTCTGGACTCACCCCCGAAGACCCGTCGAACATCAAGAGGTTCACGAGCAACGGCGGCACGCCAATGCAGGTTTACTCGCAGCAAGTCTCCGCGAAGCGTGAGGAAATCACTGTCTGCCACTACTCCTTGCTCGCGGTCACGAGCACAATCGGAATCCGGAAACTGACCACATCCAAGGTCTAGACCTCCGCGCTCTTCCAACCGCCCGCCGCAGGGCGCGGCGGTTGCTTAAAGCGCAAAGATCACCATGAGCAACTGGATTACACCCACTCAAGCCGATGTTCTGACCGTCATGGCCGGAGCCGAACTCGATGCCGTTCGCAGCCAAGCACTTGCGGATGGCCAAACAGACCCGCTACCTGGTGCGATCAGCGAGATTGTGCAGCTAGTGCGAGGCTTCGTCGCCGCATCGGCGACGCTCTCTTCAGGAGAGACTATCCCTCGAAAGCTTCTCGGGGCCTCTCTCAATCTTATCCGCGACAGGCTTCTCTCGCGTCTACCGATTCAGGATCTGTCCAACCCTGACAGGACGGCTCAAACGAAAGCGGCTTACGACCTCCTGAAAATGGTCAGACAGGGCGACCTTCAGGTGGACACCGCCGACGATCCTATCACGACCGAGACCGCGAGCCCGGCCCCGGTGGAGCTCGCCAGTTCATCCCGGTCTCACTTTTCACGCAATTCTCTTAATGGACTCTAAACCGACAAAATCCCCAATCAGTTGGCCCGGCGGAAAGCGCC